AAATGAATTTTAGTAAATTGTTATAGGAGGTAAAAATTTGTCGGGATATATGGATAAAGTCGGTGTCATATTGACAGCCGAAGGAGTGGGCAGTTTTACCTCTGCGTTAAAACAGGGTGAAAACGCCTTAAGACAATTACAAGCAGAAGCAAAAAGAAATATCGCTTCGTTAGGTAGTGGCGGTAAAGCATACGACTTGTATAAAGCTAAAATGAGTGGTTTAAGTTCACAGATGAAACAATCAGCGAGCAATGTTAACTTGCTGAAATCTCGTTATGATGACTTAAAAAAATCAACCGTTCAACTACCAAAAGAGATAGACAAGTTGTCTAGCTCATTGAGACAAAAACAAGCGACTTTGAAAACGACAGGAACGTTGTTACAAAGTCAAAAGGAACATTTAAAACATTTACAAGACACTTACGGTAAGACGAGTGCAGCGGCTTTAAAATATAAAGATGTTGTAGCTAACACGTCAAAATCGTATAAAGCAACACAACAAGAGATTAAGGGTCTTGAAACTCAAATCAAATCTCTTAACGGGACGTTTAGTAGTCAACAAAGAGAATTACAGTCTTTACCAACAAAAATCGCAAATGCTGAGACAGGTTTTTATAAACTTAGAGACGCAATGCAACAAACACACACAGCGTTTAGAAATAACGGAGGTCGATTGGCTGACGTGGCTCAACGCTTTAATGATGTGGGAGGTAGAGTCCAAGCGTTCGGACAAAAAATGGCGAACTTTGGTGACGGCTTTTCTAAGATAACAGGTGGACTTACTACAGGAATGTTTCTAGCTGGTAAGGCTGCTATAGATTTTGAAAGTGCGTTCGCAGGTGTAGTTAAAACAGTTAACGGAACACCGCAACAATTAGACGCTATTAGACAAAGTTTCTTAGACTTGTCAACACAGATTCCAGTAAGTGCGAATGAATTATCACGAATTGGGGAAGTTGCAGGACAGTTAGGAATTAAAGCTGAAAACATTGTTGATTTCACAAAAACAATAGCTGACTTAGGAGCAACTACTAACTTAGCAGCTGAAGAAGGAGCAACGAGTTTAGCACAGTTTATGGCTGTTATGGGAACTAGTCAAGGTAACATTAGAAATTTAGGTAGCTCGATAGTTGAACTAGGAAATAACTTCGCTACAAATGAGAGAGCTATTGTGGAAATGGCACAACGTCTATCTGGTATGGGTAAACAAACTAACATGGCTGAGGCTGATGTGTTAGGACTAGCAGCCGCTTTAAGTACTGTAGGTATCGAAGCTGAGGCGGGCGGTAGTGCAATGACTCAAGTAATGAATAAAATGCAAAACGCCGTTTCATCTGGTGGAGATAGTTTACAAAAATTCGCTAGTGCTGCGGGTGTAAGTGCTAATGAATTTGCCAACGCATTTAGGACAAGACCTGTAGAAGCTTTAGAGATGTTGCTTAAAGGTTTGAATGAAGTTAAAGAAAATGGCGGAAACGTCAATGATGTGTTATCTAGTTTAGGTATCACGGGAATACGTGAAGCTGACGCTATTAAACGTTTAGCAGGTGCGTTAAACGGAGAAAGCGGACTGGGTAGGGCGTTAGAGATTTCTAACAAAGGTTGGCGAGAGAATAACGCTTTAACTAAAGAGGCTGCTATCCGTTATCAAACGAGTGCTAGTAAATTGAAAATGGCAAAAAACGAGATTCAGAAAATGGCAATCGAAATGGGATCTCAATTATTACCTAAGTTGGCACAAGCTTTAACAGCCTCAAAACCATTAGTAAACTCACTAGGAAATATGATGTTGTGGTTTAGTAAATTACCAACAGCGGTACAACTAGCGACTTTAGGATTCGGACCGTTCATGTCTGTATTAGGTAGAATGACTACCGGGATTGGTAGTGGTGTGAAAGCTATCGGAAGTTTTGTTAAATGGGTTGGTAAAATGTCGACAGCTAAGTCAGTTGGAGACATGATTAAACTCTCAACTTCAATAGCAGGAGTCGGAACACAAGCAGCTAAAGCGGGAAGCATGGCAACATTACTAACTAACCCTTATGTTGCAGGAGCTGCGTTAATAGGAGCTGCATTTGTCGGTGTAGGTACTGCGATATATAGAGAGATGACTAAACATAGTCGAAATCACGAGGCAGCTATTGAGTTAACAAACGGTAAGTATAAAGAATGGTACGACGCTGTGATTAAAGGTGCTGAACAATCTGGAAACTCTATTAATCACATGGGAGACGCTGTTAAACGTAACTCAGACGCTGTTAAAAGTGAGATTAAGAAAGTTCAAGCTGCAAACACCGAGATTATGGAAAACATAAACAAAAACTTTAAAGACGGTAAATGGTACAAATTGGAGTTTGACGGACGATTTAGAAAACAATTAAAAGAGGCGTTAAGTTTATCAGACGAGGACGTTAACCAAATTTCAAGCAGTGTCCAAGTAGCGGCTAACTTAGTAGGGAACTCGTTAGCAAGTTTAAATAGTAAGTATTTAGAAGGTAGTAGGATCACGGCTGACTATGCTCTAGCACAAATTAAGAGTGTAAGTGATGTGACGGCCGCAACTGTTCAAAGTTTAGAGCAACGTAAAGCTGCTGAGATGTCAGCATTAGAACAAAAGAAAGCAAATAACTTAATTAGTGAAGATTTATATAATCAACAAAAAGAACAAGTAAGCAAAACTTACGATTCTATTATCAATGAAACAAAGCAAGCACAAAGTACAATTAACGACATTCTTTCAAGTGCCGCTAGAGAAAATAGGGTACTTACTAAATCAGAGTTAGACCAATTAGAAGAGGCTTATAAAAAAGTTGGTAAGACAGCAACTGAAGCCGCTACAGAAAGTAGTCAAGCTCAAAAGATATTACAAGAAGCTTTTAACGATACTACAGCGGCCGCAAAATTAGCAGCATTAAAACAAATGGGAATAATCGACCAAGCTAAAGAGACTTATATTAAAGGTCTTGGAAGTGCCGAGCAGAAAGTCCAAGAAATGAATAAAGCTCTTGATGAATGGGCTGCTAAAGAAGGTGGATTCAAGACAATAGGTATTGAATACGAAGGAGGCGACATTGCTTTCAACTTCAAAAATGATTATGAACGAGCTTTAGCATTACCAGACATTAAAAAAGCTATTATGATTTCTGAGAGTCAAGGTCGCACAATTAAGATGACTATTGATGATTTGAATTTCTTAAACAGTATGGGAATACACCCTAAGAATGTTCAAATTATAGACCAAGCAAGTCAGCCGTTGGATAATGTTAACAGTAAAATAGGTCAATTCACAGATACAGATATAGCACCTAAATCAATAATGGTGCAAGATGACGCTACCCCTAATATCACACAAGCATTTAACAAACTGTTAGACTTTGCGTCACTAAATGTTCCGGACAAAAACATTAATGTAACTGACAACGCTAGTGCAGTAATTGACCAAGCTAAATTTAGCTTAGACGGATTCAACGCTACAGAAACACCGGTAAAATCAATCATGGCACAAGGGAATGCAACACCATTCACGGATCAAGCGACGAATAGTTTAAACACGTTTAACGCAACAGGAACACCGACAAAATCAATCATGGCACAAGGTAACGCAACGCCGTTCACTAACCAAGCGACGAGCAGTTTAAACGCATTTAACGGAACGCCAACACCCCCTAAATACCTGTCAGCGGTCGACGCTGCTAGTGGTGTGATATGGGGTGTAATTGGATTGTTAAACAGCATACCACGTGAGGTCGTGAGTGTAATTAGAACTGTAAGTGTTGCTTCGGGTATTCCAGGAATAGGACTGCCATTCTTTGCAACAGGTGGACATATACCTATGTTTGCAAGAGGTGGTAACATTGGACAGACTGAGAACTTACAACCAAGTTTCACAGGGATTGTCGGAGAGGCAGGACCTGAGTTATTTAGAGTGACTAAGCACGGAGTCAACATCACGCCGTTATCTACTAGTGAAAAAATAAAAGGGATAAGTGGTGCGTTAGCTGAACACGGAGCTAGGAATGGTGGTAGCAATGAGATAAATGTGACAATTAATGTTACTGGAAATAATATCAATAACAAAGATGACATAAATGTGTTAGTAGACACTATTGAACAAAAACTAGTAAGGAAAATGAAAGAAGTAAAATCAATGAGTTTCGGAGGTGGACGCAATGCCGTTACATTATAACAAATTAACTTTTAATGGAAAGTCTACCGCCGACTTTCCGTTTGATATATATGTGATAGAAAATGACGGAATTAACAAGGGAAAGAGAAAAGACAAAATATTTACATCTGACTATATGACAGGTGGAATTGTAAGAACGTCTACAGCGTACGACACAGTTGAAAAATCATATAAACTGTTAATTCATGGCGTTAGCTTATCAGAAATAAATGATGTGTTAGTGTGGTTAGACGGTAGCGGTAAGTTAATCGCTTCTGACAACCCCGATAGATATTACGAGGTACTCACAACCTCAGCCGTAAGGTCAAGGCTTGGAGAGGTAGACGAATATGAAATAGATGTTGTATTTACGTGTAACCCGTTCTCATATAACGTTGTAAAAGATGTTAAGACATTTACAAGCGACGGAACACTTGACAATAATTCGGGTTTACCTATGTATCCTAAACTTACAGTATATGGGAACTTTACAGAGGAAAGTACATTGACTATAGGTAAGCAAGTAATAAGAATAAAAGCTATTGTTGAGAAAATCACTATTGAATGTAAACAAGGTGAACAGAATGTATATGACAAGAACGGAGGTCTTTTAAATAGCATAATGTTAGGAGACTTCTTCGAAATACCAACAGGACGAAGTGGTGTCGTATTAGGTTCTGGAATTACAAAAGTAGAAATTGATTGTAGGTGGGGGGCGTTCATTTAATGTTATGGTTATACGACGAAAACGAAATAGATTTTAAATATAATGGAATAGTATTAAATAACGCTTACGACGCTGACATTCATTGGGTGCTAAACTCGACTTACAAACTTACATTTAAATATCCGACAGTAGACAATGAAATGTATGCTTTGATTGAAAAAGGAATGATTGTGAAGGCTGATGAACATGATAGGAAAAACCTTTTTAGAATTAAAGACATTGACATTAACGAGCATGAACAATCAATAACAGTTACTGCTTATCAAAAGACATTCGATTATAGCAAACGCCTTGTTAAAAACTTTTCAAAGATTAACTCAACTTGTCAAACTGTGTTAGATGAGTGGGTTGCAAATTTTGTGTCAACAGAAAAAGACTTTAGTTGGTTTTCTGACATTAAAGAACCTAACTCATTCATTACTTTTAAAGATGAAAAAGACACGTCTTTTAAATCGTCGTTTGAGTTATTTGGAAAAATAGCTGACACATTCAATGGCGATATAGATATGCACAACAACAGACTAAGCATATTAAAAAGAGTAGGACGTGACACAGAAGAAGTATTAACAACAGCTAAGAATATCACATCTTTTGTCACATCTTCAAACGCTGATGATATAGTCACTAGACTATATGCGACATCTACATTTAGAGTAGGTGACAAAGAAGATAAAGAAAAGCTGAAAGAAAAACACAAATTAGAAATGCAGGCTTTGAGAGAGACTCAAAAGAAATACTCAAAAGAAAGCAATGACAAACTCAAAGCTCAACAAATGCAAGATGAGATTAACAGCCGTTATTCAAGAGAAGTTCTGAAAGTAAATAAAAATGTTAAACGTAGCGGTCGCACAGTTAAGACTTATGCACAAATAGAAGCTGAGGTAAGAGCTAAATACCAAGAAAGAGAACTCAAAGCTAATCAACGAAAAGTAGCAAGTCAACAAGAAGCCGACAAGAGAAAAGCTGAAATCGAGGCTTTGAAAGCTAAGCAAAAAGAAGAGACAGCAGCGTTAGACGAAGAAGTAACAATCAGTCTTATTGTGGAAAGTCCGTTGATTAATGACTATCCATTTATTAATGAAATGTCAGTTAGTAATAACGATTTAAGAACTGCTGAAGAGCTTGAAGAGTGGGCGATTGAACATTTTACAAAGGATAATATCGACAAGCCAAAAAATTCAATAAAAGTAACTTACGAGCAACTTTCCGAAGATATTAACCGAGGCGACACGGTTATTCTTAAATATACTAAGTATAATCTTGATGAAAGGATACGAATTGTTGAGACACATTATGATCCTATTGCTAAGCGTTGGATAGAATTTATACTAGGAGAAAAAGAAAGTAATCTAGGTCATGAAGTTTCTCAAAGCTCTCAGAACGCTGAGAATAAGGCGAACGCTTATACTGACTGGGTGTCGTTGGAGTTTGAAAAAAAGGTTAAAGAGCAGTCTGAAAACTTTGAAAAAATATTCTCTGACAAAGAAGACGAACTTAAAAAGAAAATCGAAGACGGTATCGAGACAACACGAGCTGAGTCGGAAGTGTTCAAATCAGAAATAAATGATAAAGTGCAAAAGGCGATATCCGAAATAGAAGGTGTCGACAAAGAGCTTTTAAATAAGTTGAAAGATAAGATAGCAGAAACTAATCGTATTGCTGAGGCGACTGTTAAAATGGTCGGAACAGATGACAGTATTACATACGGTAAAAATAGATTAGCAGGCGATACAACACGGGACTTAAAAGCGGGAACACATTTTGTAGAGCTTACACACAATGGGGACGGCTTCGAGGTCGGTCAGAAATATACAATTAGTTGGGAAGCCGTGTGTACGGTTGATGACTATTACGACATAGTGGTTAAACTTAGTAAAGCTGTTAATCATGATGTGAGTGTGTATTTAATAGATCCTACAGGATTCTATGAGACTATGTTTGTTGAGTTTAAAGCCGGAGAAACGGAAAAACCATTATTACACGTGTACGACGCACATTATAACTTTAGTGTGTTAAGCAACATTTTCAAAGCACAAGACAAAGAAATGAGTGTTAGAAGCGCTTCGACTTACATAGTACCTATGGAGTTCAAAGAGTTTGGAGACGCAATGGTTGACCTTAATGTGATTGTTGCGGAGTGGCAAAAAGAAACAATGTATATTTTCGACGGAGGAGGTAACTAGATGACAGAAGTAATTCCCGTAAGAGTCCAACACAAGCGAATGGATCTTGCGGCTTGGAACAATAGCGAAATAATCTTGTTAAATGGAGAGATTGGGATTGAGTCAGACACAGGAAAAGCAAAAGTAGGTAACGGAACTGACTTATATAAAAATCTACCATATATAGCAGGGGCAAGAGGAGAAAAGGGAGACAGAGGAGACCAAGGAATACCGGGTATTCAAGGTATTCAAGGCGTTCAAGGTGAAAGAGGAACAAACGGAAAAGACGCAATATTAGGAAATTATAATTTGATTGTCGATTCAAATTTTAAAATAAATAATCTACGACTTACAGGAAGTCCTGAAACAGAGATTATTCAAGATGACTACAACGGTCACAACTCATTAAGAATTAGAAGAAGTGGAGCTACAACCTACACTTGGGCGGGGGTTCAAATCGTAACTAACGTTAGCAGGTTAAAACAAGGTGATAAACTGGTGTTAAGACTACCTATGTATGTATATGACGACGTAGAAGTGGATCACGGTATTTACTTCGCTGTAAAAAAACACTCGGTTAATAAAACTGTGAAATCTATCGACTTTTCTAACTTACAAAAAAATAAATGGGTTATCCACGAAGAAATTATTAATATAGAAGAAGACGTTGATTTTAGTAACGAGACACATTGGTTTTACCTGTACGCCGTAAAAAACGGACACTTTAAAGTTGCTGAACCTTATATAGGTTTCGGAGATAAAGCCGTTAGTAGGTGGGAGCCAAGTGTTGAAGACTTAAAAAGCGATACTGTGCTGAACACTCAGAACAATCAACCGTTGAAATATTGGGTCGGAACACAAGAACAGTATGACTCTATAGCGGTTAAAGACTCTGACACAATATACGACATAGTTAAGTAGGTGATATGTTGTGAAAAGAGTAAAATTAATGTTTGGCGACAGAGAAATCACACGTAGGTATCTTGGTTATAATTTAGTGTGGAGCAACGAGAAAATCAAGTTAGTAAAAATACTAGAAGGCTGTTTTGTTGAGTTATCCACACCGTATATTTCTATAGCAGCTAATGACGTGAGATTTACTGAAGTTGAAAAGATTAAAAAAGTATATTTCAACGACGTTGAAGCTGTAGGGTTTAAGAATGTGGAGTTTGTAGACTACAGATATAGAGTACACTTCAACAACCCAAGTGACAAAGAAAACCTGCGAGACACATTAGGTTGGGTGTTCTCGGATTCTGAGCCAGGTGTCACAGTTAAATTTGAAGGAGAGTAGGTGGATAAATGGATATAGAAGTAAATGAAGGCAAGCAAACCGCTATAGTCAGAAATGGTAAATTTGAATATACATTCACACCTACTAAACCCGACGAAAAAGTTAAAATCTATCACATGGGGTGCAAGGGAACAACTCGACTCTCTAAGATTCAGTTAGAAAAAGGTGACGACGTAACGGCTTTTGAAAAACCTTACCAGAGAGCTAACGAATTAAGCGGTGTGTTTAAGCAAATTAGAGACCTTGACGTTCAACTGAGAGATCCTAAAAGTGAGTTATGGGGTAAAATTAAACTCAATCACAAAGGTTTTATCACAGAATTTCAGAACAACGAGCTTAGGACAATATTAGCTGCAACAGCTGAGGGGTTTAACTCAACTGTGTCAGCGTTAGAAAATAGCGTTGTTAAGAAATCTGATATAAGTATCACACCTAACGGGATAAGGTTAGGAGCTGAGAAAACGATTGACGGTAACACAATTTCAAGCTTGTTAGTCGCACAGCCCGAGAGTATTAACATTATATCAAGGTTAGTTCGTGTAACTGGAGACATGATTGTCAACGGAACAATCGAAGGTAAACACATAAAAGTCGGAAGTATTACAACACCCCTTATCGACGCTAAGGCTGTCAAGGCTCAACATATTGATATAGATGACGCATTAATTAGAGAATTAATCTCTAACAAAGCGTTTATCCGTGAACTGTGGGCGACTGACGGATTTATTGAAAACTTACACAGCGTTAAGATTCGAAGTACCCAGATTGACACTGACACGTTAAATGGTGTTATTATTACCGGAGCTTCTCAAATCAGAATAGGTCAAAACGGTTATTTCGAACCATTTGGGACAGGTGTTCGTTTCGTTTTACCGCATAGCAACAGTCGTAACTCAAGCGGTGTCGGTGTACAGTTTAACGCAACTCATAACGCATTAGGTAAGGGGTTGTCAGTATTTAACATAACTGATATACAAAACCCTAACGCAGCTAAGCCAATATATGATGAGGTGCTAATGACTGTTCATGGTCAAATACATATGGGATTCCCATTCTTTGACAACAAGATTAGAAAGTTTAGTAACTTTATAGGATCAGTCGTGGTTTCTAACGTAAGCAACAATAACCCTGTTCACCCGTGGGGGTGGAGAGGTGGTGCAAGTGGAAGCCCTACATATTCTAAAATCTCATGGCTTTCTTGGTTGTGGGGTGTCGAAGGTGGGTCGCGAATAGTCTTCGGTTATCCTTATGAAAATAACGTTAACTATTTCGCAATAAAAATAGGAGAGAGTTATTCTGACCGTAAATTAAAAGAAAATATCAAACCAACAACCGACAGAGCGTTAGATTTAGTTGAAAAATTACAGTTTAAAAAATTCGATTGGAGAAAAGATTTTAAAGAAACAGGCAGTCAAAAACCTGTTAAAGTCGGGTTAATCGCACAAGACGTGCAACAATTAGACGACTCGCTTGTGACTAAGAGTCCAGAGATACTAGAGTTAGAACATTTCAGACTTACAATGTACGCTTTAAAATCGATTCAAGAATTGTCTGAAGAGAATAAAAAACTAAAAGAAAGATTAGAGGAGATAGAAAATGGAAGAAAATAAATTACAACCGATTCACATAATCGCACAGGAGCTTATTGAAAAGACATTAGAACTTGCAAATTACAAAGTGGCTTATGAGGAATTAAAAAAAGAAAACGAAGAGTTAAAAAATAAAAAAGGAGCTAAATAATGGCGTTAGAAATTTTAACAAGAACAGCACAACCAGAAGCTGGGGGTTATAAAAGTGTCTATATTCAGTTTGCGTTAAATAAAAGCTCTGTATATTTAAATGGTGGTGTTGACTTACCCGGAAAATTTGCGACAGCTAGTGACAGTGAGATACTAGAAGAAGTTAGAAAGCAACTAGCTCAACAGATGTTCACAGGAGAAACTACACCTGCTCTAGTGACTGAGTATGCTAATTTAAAAGAAGAGGTTTCAATTTTAGCAAATAATAAGGTTGATCCTAATGACAGAGTCAAAGCGTTAAGAAAATTAGTAGGTAAGGTCAACAAAGGTAGCGACAAGTTAATCATGACGCTACTATTAAATGTGTTAGACGCTAAGGTTATTAATGATAACAAAGACACAATTATTAACGCTTTTGACAACTACGAAATAAATACTGAATACTCAGCAGGCGACAAGATTAAATACAACGGTAAGCTTTACGAGGTACTGGAAGACCACAAGTCTGTTGACGTATGGAAACCAGATGTAGAAACTAGCAAATATAAAGAAATAATACTGACAAGAGAAGTTGACGGTAAAGATGATATTGAAGATGAAAAAAATAGATATATCACAAAAGCCCAGTTAGACGACGCCATGTCGGGTGTTATTAAAACGATTGTAGAAATGTTCGAGGAGGACAAAGGAAATGATGAACATAGCGGAAACATTTAAAGTTACGAAAGGGGTACTGAAAGTGATTAGACCAAGTAGATTAAGATTTAAAAAAAATGATTATTTAGTTCAGTTATATGTAAGACAAATTATAACAAAAGCAAAAACTATTGACGACGTGCTAAATTTAGGGAATTTAAGAGAAGTTGTTCAATCGGAAGTTGACCGCATTGAAAAAGAATACGAGGAGAAACATCATAACTAATGAGCGACGGGTTAATTCTAGGACTTAGCACGGGAGTAGCAATGCCGTTGTTGACATTAATTGTGAAATGGTTCAATGAAAAGGATCAAAAAAATCTAAATGAGATTAACAGTACATTAAAAGAAATTAAGGAACTAGCCCAAAAGACGGCTGACGGTACAAAAAAAATCACTCGTCATAGATTAATAAAAGATATGAATATGATAATAAATCGTGGTTGGATGAACACAATAGAGCTTGAAGAAATAACGATATTGTATCGCTCATATAAAGACTTAGGAGGTAATGGCACAGTTACCGAGATATACGAAATGTTAAAAAAATTACCAGTAAAAAATGGAGGTGCTGACACATATGATAGATAAAAAGATACAACTGACATTCAACAGCACAGTAAATAAAAGAGTTAAAGTTCGCAGCAATTGCGAGCTTTACTCTCACGATAAGAATAATAATGAGTTTGAATTAACAATAAACAATCACACCTTAACTAATGAAGAAATAATAATACTATTCAAGTTTGTTAAGTCAGTTAAATACTGGGAAACAGTAGGAACAATAGAAGATAACAAGATTAAATTCAAGTTCGATACATCATTAATAACGGACAACGAACGTGTTAACTGTTACATCATTCTGAAAAGTGATAACAAAGAAAGCGATATTTACAGTTTTAGTTTTGAGGTTAAGATGTCTGAATATGATTTGAAAGATAACTTACCTATTAAAGAGCGTTATTTTTCTAATAGCGTTGTTGTTGATAAGTTAGACGTGTTAACAAAAGAAGTACTAGCAGAGGAGCTAGAAAAAGCTAAAAACACTTTCGCTTTAAAAACTGACTTAACGGACTTTGTAAGAACTTCAACGCTTAATGACTATCAATTAAAAAGCGAAATGCCAAACGTTACAGAAATTGTAAATAACATTGTTGACAGCAAAGGATTTTTAACACAACATCAAAGCTTGAATGACTATGCTAAAAAGTCTGAACTACCTATTGACTATGTTTCAAACAGTAAACTAGAAGAGTTAAAAACTCATTTAACAATAGATACTAGCAATTTTGCAACAAGAAAATCTGTTGAAAATGTAGAAGCTAAAGTTACACAGCTAGAAAATAGACCAGTTACATCTTCTTATGATGATTCAGAGATTAAAAGGGAAATCAAAGAATTAAAAGACAGACCAGTAACAGCTAACATCGATACTAGTAATTTTGTGACAACTACACAACTAGAAGATAAGCATTACTTAACGGAACATCAAGACATTAGTAATTTAGCTACTAAAGAACAACTTAGAAAAGCTTTCTTGAACGAAGAAGGTCAGGAGAAATATGTTGATTTAGATACTTTTGTAAGTGCAACCCGTGGAGTTTTAGGAAATTCAACAAACGAGAAAGGGATTGAAGAGTACTTTAACGAAATGTCAAATGGACTTAGTGAAGAAACCAAAGAAATATATTTAGGAGATATTTATAAAAATGCAACGGAAACTAAAGTATATCGTAAAAATGGTTTTACAAATTTTAAAGATATGATGTATACGTTAGCTAAAATATTTCCGGATAATTATAATCACAAAGATGAAAATCAACGTGTTGACATTCTGACAAATAGAAATTATCAAGACTATATAACATCTAGTGGGAATGTTGACACTAAGGATTTTGCAACTAAAAGTGAATTGAATGAATTAGCATTCAAAATAACACCACTTGAATTACAAATTAAAAGAAAAATTGAAGATGCTGAAGCACCATTTACAACAACTGGTTCAGAAACACCTTACAGGTATTTTCAACGAAATAATCAAGGAGACCAATATAACTTTTTCGGGAAAATATATTCTAATGCGAATGAAAGAATAATAATTAGTGGTGTAGGAAAATACACAAACTTAGATACAGCATTGTACACATTAACTACTGCAATTCCCGATAATTACACACCAGACTTTGAGTTTGGAGACGGTGATAGCGTTAAACTTATCACTAATAAGAATATCAGTAATTACTTACCAACCAACACTGGCAACACTGGAAACACAACTGAGCTAGACAAGCGATTAAAAGTACTCGAAGCTAAAAATTGGGAAATACACGGACGTGGAATGCCTAACGGCGTTGTAACGGCACCGGTAGGAACTACTTACGTTGATGAAGCAGTAACTAACGGTGCTTTGAAGTGGATTAAGAAAAGCGGAACAGGGAACGTTGGTTGGGAAGTTTTAATCGGTGATACTGGTTGGAGAACACTTCCAGCTGTGTCCAAGTTAGGAAACTCATTTGTCAAAGTAAGACGTAAAAACGACACAATATTTTACCAGTTCGGAGGGCTTTCATGGGGTTGGTTCGGCGTTGTCAGACGTGGTGGTGCAGGATATCAACTACAGGGTTCAGACCGAGAACGAAACTGCTACATTTTAGGATTGAACGGTGTTCCTCAAGGTTTCCGTTCAGAGTCATCTTTAATTGGCGGAATATATAACGACAAGGGAACACCTTATGGTACATGGTATTTAGGCGGTGCAGGAGATAGTCATATGTTACGATTCCAGTTCACTGACCCTGTGCCTACTGATAGGGATATCGGAGATATAAGAGTAAGTTCAATCTCATATTTAACGAACGACCCATGGCCGCAAAACTAGAAAGGAGGTGAAACTATGATAAATTGGAAAGTAAGATTTAAGAATAAACGTTTTGTAATAGCTTTTATAGCTGGTCTATTGCTATTAGTTAAGCAAGTAGCAACTTTACTAGGATATAACCTAAATACAGAATTATTCAGCACCAACATTAATAATGTTGTCGATGCTGTATTTTTATTATTAGGATTGTTAGGGATTGTTAACGATCCTACAACACAAGGTTTCAGTGATAGCGAACAAGCCTTGAAATATAAAGAACCAAAACAAGACTAGTATTAGTCTTTTTATTTTACTTAAATTTTAGGAGGAATTAAAAATGGTTAGAACAACAGATTTATTAAACGAAGCAAGACGTATAGCAAATTTAGGAATAGGTGTTGACCAAGACGGAGCATATGGAACACAATGTGTAGACTTACCAAATTATTTAAGCTCTTATTTCTTTGGTAAAACATTATGGGGGAACGCAATAGACTTGCTTAACAGTGCAGCAGCATTAGGATATAAAGTTGAATACAACATTGTAGGAGATCTTAACAGTAGACCAAAAGCTGGAGCGGTATTTGTAATGGACACTACATATACAGCAGGACATTCATATGGACATACAGGACTTGTAATTGAAGATTCAGACGGTTATTCAATGAAAACTATTGAACAAAATGTTGATGGCAACTGGGATAGCTTATATGTTGGTGGACCTGCAAGATATGTATCAAGAGATTTTGAAGGAATTGTAGGGTGGTTCTATTATCCGGTTGATGATACACCAGCAAGCACCCCAGTTACAACCGATTTATACGAACTAGACAAACCAAGAGTATTTACAGTTGGTGTAGAGGGGTTAAACGTGAGGTCAGCTCCTTCAACGAGTGCTGAGGTAGTTGCAAACTACTCTAAAGGCGAGGAGTTCAACTACACACATTATTGTTACGCAGATGGTTATGAATGGCTGTCTTACGTAAGTCACAGTGGAGAACGTAGATATGTAGCAAGCATGGAATTAGCTTCAGGTACTGACTATGGAACATGGAGATACTTGTAATTAAATATATTAGTGATAAAATATACATAGATGAATATTTTTTATATTTTATTCCCTAAAGCCTAGCTTAATTGCTAGGCTTCTTTTTTATTTCCTTGTTTTGAAGTCTTTAATCATAATCGGGAAATATGATATAATATATGTGTT